GAAGCGGTTGGCTCGACTGATTTTTAAACGAATCGGTCGCCAAATGACCCCGCGCCAACTTTTTTTTTCTCTCGAATCTAAATTAAAATTGTTGGAATTGCAACGATTTGGATACATTTAAGAGGAGTATGGACATGAGAGTCCAAAACTATATGACTCAGGAAGTTTTAGACTTGGACCTTGAAGACTATGGGGCGAAGCCTGATGCTCAGGTGCAGGCCACGCGCAAGCTGCTGGCTGTTACCGCCGAAGGCGCTACGCTTACCGCCATGCAGACGTATCTAGGCGAGACCATGCTTAACATAGCCCGCAACTGGGATGCCCTCGCCGCCAAGGGGCGTGACACCAGTCGCGTCATGGCGCAGCTGCTCGACTGCTATCAGCGATTCGTAGACGCATTGCCCGACGACGGCGCGGCACTCGCGCCCGAAGTCGCGGAACTGCTCGCATCGGCGGCGAAATGACCACGGCCATGCGCGGCGGCACCGCCCGCGATGTTTCACGCGAAACAGATGGCGGCATGGTCGCCCGCTTCGCCGCGCTCCTCGGCTACAAGCTGCTCCCGTGGCAGCGCTACGTGGCCGACGTGGCGGGCGAGATAGATCACGAGACTGGCACCTACTATTACGACACGGTGGTGCTCTCCACGCCGCGTCAGGTCGGCAAGTCAACGCTAGTGGACTCCGAGATGGTGCGCAATTCGTTTCACGGCCCGCAGCGCTCCGCCTACTATCTCGCACAGACAGGCAAGGACGCCTCGAACCATTTCAAGAAACTCGCCCAGTCCATACAGCAGTCCCCGTTGGCCGGGGCCGTGGCACGCACGTACTATGGCGCGGGCGATGTCAAGGAGATTTTCGTCAACGGCTCTGTTATCCAGCCGTCTGCTGCCACGCGCGTCAGCGGCCACGGCGTGCAAGGTGACTTCGTGTGCATTGATGAAGCATTCAGCTTCTCAGAGGAAGAAGGGTCGGCGGTTCTTGACGGATTCCTTCCCACAACTGCGACACGCATGGCCGCTACCGGCGTGCGCCCGCAGCTTTGGCTGGCATCGACCGAAGGAACCAGCGAATCGACGTTCTTCAATGCTCGGCTGGACTCTTGCCGTGCTGGCGATATTCCCCGCCGCACCTGCTGGTTCGACTATGGCGTGCCGATCTCCATTGACTCCCCTGACTTCGAAGAGATATTCCACTATCACCCTGCTGCCGGTCTGCTATGGCGGCGTGATGACCTCGATGACTTCCGCGCCCAGTTCGGTGATGACCTCGCGGGATTCCTTCGCGCCTATGGTAATATCCGCGATAAAGGTGTCGCGGATACCGCTATCCCTCGCCTGCTTTGGGCTGATTCCTCTGTGCCCTCGCAGCCCGCAAGCGCCGACCATGACGCGATGTGCCTTGGCGTGGCGGTCGATATCGACAGCACGCATACATCGCTATCGGTCGCCACGTTGGATGATGGCATCACCTGCGTGCAGTTGGTCGATGTCATGCCCGGCGTCTCGGAGTCGGTCGCCGCTATCCGCTCGCTGGCCGCACGCTGGCGCATGCCTGTCTGCATAGACAGCAAGGGCACAAGCGCCGACCTGTACGATAGGCTCAGGCGCAGCGCCGATGATGATGGCATCGAGTTCGCAGCGCTTACCCCTGCCGACTACCTCACCGCCCCTCAATCCTTTGTCAACGCTTTGCAGGCCGGTACCGTCGTGCATGCCGCCTCGCCCGAACTGGATGACAGCGCCGCCAACACCGAACGAGTCTTCAGCGGCGATGCTTGGCGCTTCGCCCGACGCGGAGCCACCGGCCTCACAAGTCCGCTGGAGTCGGCGGTGCTCGCCGCATGGGGCGTGAGCCACTTGCCCGCCGCTCCGGCCCCGCTCCAAATCTTCTAGTCATGATGTACACTATGACTATGACCACATCTTTTATAACCCGCGCCAAGCTCGCGGCTCGGCTGCTCACTCGCGGCGATCTGCCCGAGGATGTCCCGAGCGGCATACTGCCGCCCGAACGGCGCGAAGCGTTCGACCCTCTGACGCTCAGTACCGTATTCCGTGGCGTGCAGATACTCCAAACTGCGATGGTTGGACTGCCTATCAATGAATATTCCGCTGGCGTCAAGCGCGGAAAAGTAAGCCCGATAATCAGCCGCCCGAACGCGGCATGCTCCCGTCGTGACTTCATCTCCGACTTCGTGGCATGCCTCGCACTCGACGGCAACGCCTTCGTGCGCCTCACATGGGATGAAACCGGCATCATCAACTGCGAACTGCTCGACCCAAGCAAGGTAACCGTCACCGACGCCAGCCGCGACCCCGCCTCGCCCGACCTGCGATTCTCGTACCTCGGCAAAGAATATGACTCGCACGACATCCAGCACGCGAAGTTCCTCAACGTGCCCGGGCAGTTGCGCGGCTATGGCCCAATCAACGCAGCCCGCAAAGAGGTTGAGAGTGCGCAGAAGGCGCGGAGCTTCAAGGACGCATTCTACAATGATTCGTCCAACCTTAAAGGATATCTCAGCACCGACCAGCGCGTGACGCCCGAGTACGCCCAGCAGGCTAAGGCTGATTGGATGGCCGAAGGCCCGAGCGGTGGAATCAAAGTACTTGGTCAGAACCTGAAGTACACGCCGCTTGGCTTTAAGCCCGCCGACCTTCAATTCCTCGAAACGCAGCGATTTGACACTACTCAGATTAGCCGTCTGCTCGGCGTGCCCGCATCCCTGATGCTCGCTGCCGTCGAGGGCAGCAACCTCACCTACGCCAATATAGAGCAGTCTTGGATTGAGTTCGCAGACTACACGCTCGCCGCCTACGCTGGCGAATTGGAAGAGCTTTTCGACAGGTTGCTACCGCGTGGCCGCACCGCAAGATTCGACTGGGACAGCAGCCGCCGCACCAACACGTCCGACCGATATGACGCCCTGTCCAAGGCGTTGTCCGCTGGCTGGATGACAATAGACGAAGTAAGGGCGTCCGAAGGACTCCCGCCAATGAATGGAGATATCAGTGACTGAATACGAGAAGAGGGAACGCACCTTCGTCGGCGCATCGCTCCGCGCCGCGAAGGACGCGCCGAGCGGCCATGTGGTCGAAGGTCTCGCAGTGCCCTATGGTCAGGTAATCGACTACGGCGGCAGCGGGGAGACCTTCGACCCTGATTGCCGTTTCGACGGCGCTGCCGACGCTAAGGCATACTACCAGCATGACCAACTCATAGGATCCATCACCGAAGCCACGTCCGAGTCTGACGGCCTGCATGTGCGCATGGCTATCTCCAGCACCACGCTCGGTGACGATGTAGTAGAGCTGCTTTCTGACGGCGCTCTCGACTCGCTTTCGGTCGGCTTCGTGCCCACCGAAATAGCCATAGACGACGATGACGTAGCCCACTACCGCGCTGTCCGCCTCTATGAGGTATCATTAGTGTCATGGCCCGCATATTCGCTCGCCAAGGTAACCGCGCAACGCGCGGACGAACTGAAAGGGGATGCCAAGGTGTCCGAAGAAAACATTAAGTACGCATCGATTGACGATGTGGACGCGCTCACCGAGTCCGTGCGTGCGCTCAAGGTCGATATAGCTAAGGCCGCTCACCCAGCGTCCTCAGCGCCGATCGGCTCGCAGTTTCGCAGCTCAGGCGACTATCTCCGCAAGCTCGCCGCTGGCGACGCCGAAGCCGCCGCCCTCATGCGCGAATCGCGCGACCTCATTGTTAATGGCGATTCCGGCAACACTGTTACGTGGCTGGCCGACGCTATCAAGCTCATTGCGCAGCGCCGCAAGGTAGCTGGCATTCTCTCTCACGCATCGCTGCCCGACACCGGCATGACGCTCGAATACGTCAAGCCCGACTCCGACACCACTCAGGCCGGAGCGCAGAGCGCCGAAGGCGCTACCCTGCCATTCGGTAAGGTCTCGCTTACCACCGATTCAGCCACCGTCAAGACCTACGGCGGGTACACCTCGCTGTCCGTGCAGACTATCGAACGCAGCACCACGCCGATGCTCGACACCGCGCTGTCCGCGCTCCGCAACGCCTACGCCAAAGCCACCGAAGCCGCCGTCCGCGCTCACCTGTACGCAGCGCTCGGCACCGCCACCGGCATCGATACAGCAAAGACACCGGCTACGGCGACTATCGACGACTGGGCCGGGCTGATTCTCGACGCCGCAGAACTCGCGGATGACCGAAATGTCACCCTCTCGCGTCTCGGCGTGTCCAAGGACATCATGCTAAGCCTCGTGGCACTCAAGGACACCAGCACTCGCTACTTCGACCTCGCTGGCACCGGCAACGAGACTATCGGCAGCTTCGACCTCACCGGCATCGC